AGTAAATGTTATTGAGTTTAATAGTGGTAAAGAAAAGCGTATTAAAAGAGGTACAAAGAGAAGACAGTTTACTTTACGTTACGACAGAGTGACGGATTCTAAACGCAATGCTGTTGTGACTTTCTTTACAGATGTTTCAGGGGCATTACAAACTTTAAGCTGGACCAACCCATTAGATAGCACTGCGTACACATGTAGATTAGCAGAGGACTCTCTTGTTGTTTCAGAACCAGCACCTTCAATGTACAACATAGCATTAACTCTGAGTGAGGAGACTTAATGAGTCGCACAATACCAACAGATATAGCTACTGAGATAGCAAAAGAATCATTTGCCTCGTATGAAATATATATTATTGTTTTAGACAATACGACTGTATATTTTACTAACCACGACCAAGAGATAACATTCTTTGATCTTAACAATGCTTCTCAAAAATATACACCACTTGCAATTACACGTAACGACATCCATTACGACACAGACTCATTTATTAACCATGTAACAGTGTCATTAGACAACATTAATCAGGCTTTGGGGTCTTATGTAGCAAACAATGAGTTTCGTGGCAGAAGAATGGTTATACGAAAAGTGTTTGAAAACTTCTTAGACACCTCCTCTAATTACGTTACAGTCTTTGATGGTTTGATGGATAGACCTTCATTGTCAGAGACAAGCGTAGCAGTTGATGTTGTCTCACGTGGTGGTACTCTAGCAAGACAAGCACCTAGACGTATGTATACTGTAAGCTGTGGCTGGAAGTTTGGTTCTGTTGAGTGTAACTACGACATTGAAGGCAACTCTGCTACAGGTGTTGCTGATGCTACAACGACAACAACTAGGCTTGTTGATTCTGCAAGAGTTGAGTCTGACAACCATTGGAAATATGGCGAAATACTAATTACTTCTGGTACATCTATCAATCAATCACGACGAGTAGTAATATCGAGTGGTGCGAACATAACTGTAGACGTAGCATTTGCTTCAGGGTTGCAAGTAGGAGACCACTATAAAATAAGAAGAGGTTGTAGCAAGACTTTTGTGTGGTGTAGTGGCTTAACTAATTTAGATAATTATGGGGGCTTTCCACATATCCCCCAGGCATTAATCGTAAGGTGATACACACCAACACTTTACATAAGGTGAGGTAGATTATGGCATGGTCAGATAACTATATAGGTTTTAAGTATAAATATGGTAGTTTTGACAGAGCAGAGGGAACAGACTGTCGGACTTTAATCACGCTTATGTTGAAAGAAGTCTTTCAATATGACGTGGATCTTGAAAAGGATATTCCTAAGGATTTTTTTAAAAAAGATGCTGATTATATGATTAAAGAGGCTGTTAAGCGTGGTGAAATAGTAAAAGATATAAATAAAATAAAAAAATATGACATCTTGTTTTTCCATTTTGATGGAGACGTAAGACATATGGGTATGGTTATTGATGACTATAAAACTTTTATTCATCAAATGCGTGAGGGTAATTCTCGTTTGGATAAGCTGATAAAGCCTGTTTGGACTGATAACTTCTATTGTGGTGTAAGAGTAAAGGCGATACATGTCGGACCAAAAGTATAAAGATAAAATATTAAAAGCTATTGAAGAAGATAAGGTTGGAGACCCCATAACAGTTTTTCTTACTTCTGTAGGTGCGGCTGTAACAGGTCAAGCATTAACTGGCACAGCCGCTCTTATTGTTGGTACTATTGTCACAGTTTCAACGCTTGTTAATATAGGGTTCACAATAGCAGGTCTTGTGTCTGGGCGAAGGAGACAAGACCCAAGTTTTGGTGGCTCAGGTCTTTCTGGTGGACCAAGATACCAATTTGGAAGATTAGTCACTACAACAAGTAATGAAATACCTATACCAGTAATATATGGTGAAGTAAAGGTAGCTGGTAATATTATGTACCAGTCTGACCAATCTATTGTTGGTGATGAGTCTAGGATGTTTCGTGCTATTGGTATTTGCGAGGGAACAATCAATGCAATCAACAGCCATAAGATCAACGACGTAGCTATAACACAGTTAACAGGTTCTTCATCTACAGAGTATCTTGGCACCTCTAGTCAAACAGTTGACAGTCGATTCTCTAATGTATTAGATGGCTTGAGATATTTAGCCTACTCTGCCGCAACAATACAAACATCTGCTAAACTTAGAGGTGGTAACCCTAATCATACATTTGTTGTTCAAGGAAGAAAAGTAAAGACATGGGATGGTGCAACCTGGAGTGGTGCTACGTATACAAAGAACCCGTCTGCCTGTCTAAGAGATTTTTTAACTAATGACAGATACGGTGTTGGTATCGCTGAATCAGATATTGATGACGCTTCGTTTGGGGCGGCATATGACTACTGTGCAGACAGTATTGCAAATCCTGAATCTGGATTAAATGAGACACGATACGAACTAGATATAGCTTTAGACGCTAGACTACCTGCTATAGATTTATTAAAAGAAATGCTACAAACATTTGCTGGATATCTAGTTATGTCTGGTAGCACAATAAAACTTGGCGTTGAAAAGCTAACTGCTGTTTCTCAGTCGTTTGATGAGGACAGCATTGTTAAAAGCAGTTTCTCATATGCGTATGCAAGCAAGGATGACATTGCTAATAAAGTTAGAATACAGTATGTTGATCCTACGCAGAACTATACTAAAGTTTTAACATTTGCAGAAGATAAAATAGACCAAGATGACAGACTTGCTAGAGGGTTGGGCGAACATATAATTGAGCAAGACTTTTCTCTGTTAGGTATAGCTAGATTTTATCAAGCTAGTCGTATTGCAAATTTATTCTTATACTCAGGCAAACTTTCATCTCTTACTGTTACGTTTGAAGTATCTATTGAGGCATTGGCTGCCGAGGTTGGTGATGTAATTAATGTAACGCACAGTCTACCTGGTTGGACAAACAAACCTTTTCGTATTAATAAAATAGATATTACTGAAAATAACACCATGAAGATTGCTTGTCGTGAATACAACGCCTCTATCTATAGCGACAACCCTGGTACAGCAATATCAATACCAGACTATGGCTCACCACCAAACCCATTTGAAGCACCCGACCCTGTACAGAATATTTCACTAGAAGAAATTGGTTGGAGACAAGAAGATGGTACTCACATAGCCAATGTAGACATTACGTGGAGTCAACCCGTTGATGCACAGTATTTAGCAGGTTTCAAAATTCTAGTATCAAAAGATGGCGGTAGCTATGAAGATGCTGGGTACTCACAAGTTGGTGATAATCAGTTTAGATATAACAACGCAGAAGTTGGTTCTGAATACCAGTTTCAAGTATTTTCTATTAGTCAAGAAGATTTACAATCATCTGGGGCGACCTCATCGTTGCTTACCATTGTTGGTAAGGACGCCGCCCCCGGACCTATAACTAATCTAGCTATCTCACAGTTAGACGATTCAATTCTTTTTAGTTGGACATCGCCCACAGACCCAGACATTGATTACTACGAAATAAGACAAGGTTCTTCATGGGGTTCAGGTGCTATATTAAACACACTCATATTTGGTACACAACTACAAAATCATAACGTAGCTATTGGTACTAAAACGTATTGGGTTAAGGCAGTTGATCGTTCTGGTAACTATTCTAACGACGCTGTTGGTAAGTCAATAACAATTTCTACTATACCAAATCAGAACATCTTAGCAACGCAGAATGAACACACTTCTTGGACAGGAACGAAAACACAGACGTTTGTATCAGGTACGGCACTTGGCATAGACTGGGGTTTTGTGTCTGGTAATTATGTCACCCCTACGATAGACGTTGGTTCTACTGTACAAGCTAAAGTAACAGTAGATTATACAATTACATCAAGTGGTATAAGTGCTTGGGATTCATCACCTTCTGCCGCTTTTGATACTTACTCTGACTTAACGTGGACTGGCTTTGAAAGTGCTACAAATGAAAACATAGTCTTTGAGATTAGTACTTCTGACGATGACTCCACATACACAGACTTTGAATCGTTACAGTTTGGTAACTACACTGCTCGGTACTATAAAATAAAGGCTATCGTTGCTCGAAACGATGTTAATGATTCAATTTTAGTGAGTACCATGACCACCAATATTGATGTGCCTGATGTTATAGATACTGGAGCTTTACAATCTTTCGCTACCCCGACAGGAACGTTTGTATCATACAACAAGACTTTTCATGTTGCCCCTGCTGTAAGTATTACAATCATAGATCAAGCGGGACCAGGCAATCTTAGAACACCAATTATAACACACAATGTACCAGCTGGGTTCACTGCTCTAGTAAGAGACAGTACAGATACGGTTGTATCTGCTTCAGGCAGTTGGCAAGCCATCGGATATTAATATGGAATATATACTACCATTCTTTGTAACAATAATGGGGATGATGGGAGGACAGTTTACAAAAGCTGTTCGTAGATTTGGAATTGGAGGTGTAGCAATATTGTTTAGCGTGTCTGATGATATTAAAGAAAAGAAAAAGTTTAAAAATAAAATAAAATACATTGGGTTTTTATTAACCATACCTCTTCTTAGCA